TTTGATAATGGTGTAGATTTTAATTACAAAAGTAAGAAGTTTGATGTTAAAACAATGGGTAGGAAAGTTTACCCTAAACCTAACTATGTAAATAATTTTATAGCTTACCAAAAGGATTTTAATTGTGATGCTTATATATTTTGTTCATTAAATAAAACCAACTATGATTTAACAATATGTGGTTGGGCTACTAAAGAGCAGCTACTTGAGCGTGGTGTCTTATACAAGCAAGGTACTATAAGAAAAAGAACTGACGAAACTACCTTTAAATTAAAAGCACCTACATACGAAATTGAAAACACAGCGTTAAATAATATAAATACATTATGGGATTAGGAGATTTAGTATATTACATAACCAAGTACACAGGTATAAGATATATATGGAAAAAGATATATCCTACTTGTGGGTGTGATGACAGAAGAAAACGGTGGAACGATATAGAATTATAAGATGCCAAAAGGAAGAATGAGCCAACACCAAGTATCACAATGGCAGGTATTTCTTGCTACACTTGGAAACAAACTAACAAACGTGCAGTATAAATTTGTATGTGAGGTACACGCTGATTTATTTGCACACCCTTACCACGAGCCTTGTACGTGCAGCCCAAAACGTATAAAAGAATGGATAGCACAAATAACAAGGATATATGAAACTAGACTTAATACATAGTTTTGAAAAAGCCCTAGTTACTGCCCTTAACCTAGATGGTTGGAGATTGGTACACACAGGCGAAACAATGCTACCATACGATGCACAGGGTATTACTCCTAAAGGATTAAAGTGTGTTATTGAGATGAAGTTTAGAGATAAGTACTATGAAACCAAAATATTAGAAGTTGGTAAGTATAACAATCTTATGAAGATGGACAGCGACATACAGAAGTTTTACTTTGTAAATGACCCTAAAGGAAACTATATGTTTTGGCTAAATGACCTAAAGGATTTAAAGCCTGAAGAACTGTATTGTCCTAAAACTACAATGTGGGAAACGAGCAAAAGAAAAAAAAGTGTATATTTGTTACAAGAGAAACAAGCTATAATAACAAACATATATGAATAATAAAGATTTTATTGCTATGAGTTATAAAGAACGCATAGACTATTTCAGAGGTGTAGGTGTAAGAACTACATACAATATTGCTATGGATGATGACCATCCCTTATGCATAGATGCAAACGATTACCTAGACGAAAAGAATGAATAAGAAACGAGCAAGTCAATCAGCAAGGATACAAGAACTAGAACAGCACGTAGTAAAGCTATATATGATACTAGAGCAAGTAGTACAACAGCTAAAAGAGAAAGATGAACAGGGAACTACTAAAACTTAAATTTCAAGGCGACTTCACAGCAGCTTCACACATCATACAGGAGTGGTTAGAAAAAAGCCCTGACAACAAAGAACTGAAACACGTAACGGAGTATTTAACAAACTCCTATATTTATGCAACAGCTTGCGAGATGCAAATAAAAGAAGCCAACGCAATCATAAACAGATTAAGAGAGAAGCGAGATAAATATAAAGACCTTGCAGAAGATTATAAAGAACTATACGAGAAACAACAAGAGAAAACATTATGATAAAAGTAGAAGGAAGAGATGTTATAGAATTACTAAATAAGAAGTGGTGGCGGAAGAAAGAGTTACTTGCTAAAATGGATGATGATAGCTTTTACTATGGTTATTTAGGAAAACACGCATTAAGTAGCAGCAGTATTAAATTATTGCAGACAAGCCCAAAGAAATATCACTACATTACAAAGTACAGCAAGAACGAAACATCCCCTGCCTTACGTGCAGGGCATTTATTCCACACCGCCATCCTTGAGCCTGAAAAATATAGCGAGATAAAATTTATAGACGTACAAAGTAGAAACGCTAAAAAGTTTAAGGAAGCAGTAGAGGAGTATGGCGAATGTTTTACAGCAAAAGAGCAAAGCGAAAACGAAAGACTAATAGATGCTTTCTTTAAGAACGAACAAGCCTTACAACTTATTACTGATTGCAAAACAGAAGTTCCTGCTATTGGTGAAATAGACGATATACCATTTAGAGGTAAAGCAGACGTATTGAGTAAGACAGGAATAGTAGATTTAAAAACTACAACCGACATACGAGCATTCCCCTATTCAGCTAAAAAATACGGTTATGATATACAAGTGTACATATACTGCCAACTATTTAACATACCTTATACAGAGTTTACGTTTATAGCTTTAGACAAAGGAACGTTAGACATAGCAATATACGATGTATCAGAGGACTTTTACTTGGAAGGAGAACGTAAGACCCTTGAAGCAATAGACAGATACAGGATGTTCTTTATAGAAGATGCAGACCTAGACAGTTACACATTAAGAGGTACGCTATGAAACGATTTATAAGCGATATGGAAACCATACAACTAGCCATCAAGCTAGGAGATTATGAAGATGCTTTAGAAATGCTACAAGAGGTTAAAGAAGAAATGATTATATTAGATGCTTTAAATTATGACTAAACAAACACTAATAAAAAGTTATTCCTACTTTAAAGGCGAACTACAAAGAGCATACGAAAACACAAACGAGAAACTAATAAACTATTATACAGATGAAATACAAAAACTTCTTACTAAATACTACACAAAGAAACAGGGAGAACATACAACACCTAAAAACTTTGATTGAGAAGCAAACAGGAAAAGACATAACAATAAACACTAGACACAGAGAAATAGTATTTGCAAGAAAGATATACTACAAGATACTTACCCTGACTACTAAAATGAGTTACAAGGCTATGGGGGGTACACTAGGACAAACACACGCAACTGTAATACACGCACTAAACAACTTTGATTGGGATTACAACCACAACCCTGCATTTAAAGAAGCATACGATAGAGTGTATAATATGTACACTAAAAAGGGTACTGTTGCTACTGTTGAAGCAATGGTGTACGAAAACAGAGTATTAGAAGAAAAGATAGTTGAACTAAAAGGTCAGATAGACGAATTAAGAAACGAGTTGAAAGAAACACGTAGAAACAATATAAGACCTAGAAACCAAGAAGCAACTATATACAATGCATCAGAAACAGTAATACTGTGAAAAAAGCTATATACATAATAGCAATTATATGGGCTACCTTTCTAACAATAGGAGCAATAGGTGGAGCGATTAAAACAATAATAAACTTATGAAAATAAACCACACAAAAGTATTAGCTTGGATAGTAATAGGAATAATGACAATAGCTATATGGAATAGCATATATAATTTAGTGTTTTAAAAAACTAAACTAATTACGTTATACTTATATGTATAATACTGAAGAAATAAGACTTGAAGCACTAAAGGCAATAGAAGATAACAACCTGTTGTTTATAGGAGATATACCTGCTTATGTAGGCTTCTCCAAGCGTACTATCTATGACCATAAGCTGCACGAATGTAACGACATAAAAAGCGCATTGAATAAAAACCGTTCTGATATGAAAGTTAAGATGCGTAAGAAGTGGTACGAAAGTGATAACGCAACATTACAAATAGGAGTGATGAAGCTGATTAGTGATGATGATGAAGCACATAGATTGAATGGCACAAAGCGTGAGATAAAGCACGACACAAAACAAAAGAGTTTTAAGGTAGAAGTGATTGACCACAATACAAGTAAATAAAGTATATAACCATCTAACCAACTCTAACAGGAAGATAACATTAGAAGTTGGTGGAACAAGAAGCGGTAAGACATACAATGTCCTCCTGTGGATTATTCTACACTACTGCCAACACCACGAGAACAAAACCATTACTATATGTCGTAAGACATTCCCTGCTGTACGTGCAACTGTGATGCGAGATTTCCTAGAGATACTCAAGCGTATGGACTTATACGATGAGCAGCACCACAACAAGAGTAACCACGAGTATAGATTAGACAGCAACCTTATAGAGTTTATTAGCCTAGACCAACCACAAAAGGTTAGAGGGCGCAAAAGGGATTTACTATTTGCCAATGAGATGAACGAACTGACATTTGAAGATTGGCAGCAGTTGGTGTTTAGAACAACAGACAAGATAGTAGGTGACCTTAATCCATCAGACGAGTATCATTGGATATGGGAGAAGCTAGAGCAAAGAGAAGATGTAGAAATATACAACACTACTTACCTTGACAACCCTTTCCTAGACGACAGTATAAGAAGCGAGATAGAACTACTAAAAGACACAGACGAAAACTATTGGAGAATATATGGACTTGGACAAAGAGCAATTAGCAAAGCAACTATATTCAAATACACGGAGATTGATAGCATACCTGACGATGCACAGCTTGTGGCTTATGGGATGGACTTTGGATTTAACGACCCTACTACACTTGTTGCGACATACAAGAAAGACCACAACCTATACTTTAAAGAAATGCTATACAGGTCAAAGATGACAACAGAGGACATACACCAATATCTAAAAGGAGTTGAGGTATTAGGTATGACTTATGCTGATAGTGCAAGACCTGAAATAATAGAACAATTGCGTAGATACGGACACAAAGTTATGAAGTCCTACAAGGGTGCTAATTCTGTACTAGCAGGAATAGACCTACTTAAAAGATACAAACTCCACGTAACAAAGGACAGCGAGAATATGATAAAAGAGTTTAGAAGCTACAAGTGGAAAGAAGATAGAGCAGGTAGAATAACTAACGTACCTGAAGATTTGTTCAACCATACACTTGATGCAGCAAGATATAGTTGCTACTCTATATTAAGTAAGCCTAACTTTGGTAAGTACTATATTCATTAAAAAAGTTTATAAACATTTGGTTAATTAAAATATAGTTTATATATTAGCACTATAATTAAAAACAAACATTATGACACTTTCAAAATTACAATTACAAGACATCCACGAACACGCAAGTTATATGGCTATGACTGCATCAAGAGAAACTTTAGAAAAAATGTTCGTACAATATTACATCAAGCATAGCATTCGTCTTGAAGAACTTAATGACGCTTGTAAATAAAAACAAACAGGGGGAGCAATCTCCCTTTAAAACAAACATTATGAAACGTAAGATAGAAAACTTTATATTTGACTGCATCATTTACTTGTGTGCATTTGCAATAGCAGGAACTTTTGTATATTTGTGTGCATCAGCAGATAAATGGATGGGGTTATGATAGTAGAAATAGGAAACAAACACTTTAGAGATACAGGAGAAACTATGCAAGAGGTATATTGGAATCAAACCTTTGAGGAGTGGACACCTGTGCTATGGGAGCAACAAATGGAGATATGAAACTACATAAACTACACACAGGGGTTATAATAACCCACATACACACAGACATAGGTATAAGCGTAAAGGCTAGGCATCCTAAAGACAAGGATTATAAAGTGTGGGAATTACTACACA